AATTGTCGATACCTGTTCCACCGACACCGCCACCAGCATTGTTAACTGGTGAGTCTTCGGAAATGTATCCTCTTTCTTCGTTAAAGGCTCTTTCTTGGTTCTCTAGAACCACAGAAGTTACGGCTTTCTTGTAAGGGTCACTGATTTCTGGTAAATCTGGATGACTTAGTACTGGCTGCCACTTCTCTTGTAAAGTTTCTGACATAAACATTTTATGTTTCTCCCTTTATTTAATTTAAAGTGTTAATATTTAAAATTGACCTTACTTATATTTGTTAGGGTCAACTTTTCCTAATGCGGCAGAATATGCAGCCATACTTGGGTTGAGAACTCTGTTCTCAGTCGAAGTATTTTCATCGCTATCACTAACCACTTCTTCATCTAACTGTAATGTCTCTTTCGAGTCACTAAAGTAAGATTCCTTAATTGTTTTGACATTAGACTCAAAATCTTCATCTTGGTCTAGGTCTTCAATTAGTTTTGTAAGTTTCTCAACTTCACTTTCAGTGAGGTCTTTAGAAACTTGTCCAACCACTTGTGTTCTAACAAGTTCATCTCTTTCTTGAGATAAATCGATGTTTTTAGAAACTTCTTCATTTAGTTTAGCTTCTACTTCTTCGATTTTACTTGCAAGTTCGTCAACAACATCTAATTTGTCGTCTGGAACTTCAACATAATGGTCTTCAAATAATGATTTAAGTCCTTGTATAAAGTTTTCTGTTAACTCAGACTTTAATCCTCTTTCAATTGCAAGTTCGTTATCTTTAACCCACTCTTCTGCAACATAACCTAAGAATGAATCGACCTTACCGACCAACTCTTCTTTGATTTCGTTTGAAGCTTCAACAATCTCGTCTCTCTTTTGAGATTCAAGTTCTTCTTTAACTTCTTTAACTTTTGCAGTAACAGCAGCTTCAAAAACTACTTTTGCTTTATTCTGAAATTCTTCTGAAAGGTCTTCGCCACTGACTAGAGCATCGATATCGTCTGACATATCGTAAGATTCTGATTTCTCATCATCTTCGTCTTCGTCATCACTTTTACCTTTTTTCTTGTCAATTGCTTTTTGAAGAGCTGGTGGAAGTTTACCTTCTTCCATATCTTCATCATCTTCGTCTTCGTCTTCTTCGTCATCTTTCGATGTCTCTAAGATTGCAGATAAAGCTTCCTTTACAACTGTTTCGTCCTCAGATTTGAAATGTTCAGCAATTTTCTTGAGAAGGTCTGCTTTAGATGACTCAGATTTTTCATCTTCGTCTTCGTCTTCATCTTCTTCTCCATCTTTCTTCATCATTTCGCTGACTAAGGACTGGATGTCTTCCTTCTCAAAACCCTTTAAAGTTTCGATGATACTTCTTAAAGCTTCCATTTTAGTCATATCTTCTACAACTAAAGTGTCTGTTGACTCAACTTCTTCCTGTTTAGGAGCAGTTTTATCACCTTGGTCTTTATCACCTTTTCTCTTTCCACTTTTTTTAGTGGAATCACCAGCTTTATCAACTGATGCTAGAGATTTCTTTACTGGGTCTTTTTCTGGAGTAACAACACCCTTATTAGCAACTGGAGCTGAAGCCTCAGTTACTTCGTCTTGATTTTTTATTTCATCTGACATGTGTATATTCCCCTATGAATAATTATTACTATAATTACAAATTAAGAACGATTTATTTGTTCTTTACAATGTATTTATAACTTTTATAGTTTAGACAAGAAGTTTTTCATAATTTGTAACTTCTTCTCTTCCAAATGGCGTTGTTTGGTTTGTCGAATCTGGTTTTTCCATGACTCAATCTCGATGGCTTTAAATTGTCCACCCTCGTTTATCCACTCAACACCTTCCATAATACCATCTACAAAAGCATCTGGTGCTGAAGGGTCTGCCACGATGTCAGCTGCAGTTGCAAGCATGAAATCGTTCTGGACATATTGTGCATTATTTTTTTGGGTCACTGACCCCATACCCCTACTGGAAACGCCTAGTTTTGCGCCATCATTCAACAGCCCTTTAACTATATTACCCATTGGAGTGCTCATTATTTTTGCCTTTCCGACAAAGTTATCACCATCTTTCTCTAAAGAAGTAATCAAATGACTAACTCTTTCAAGATTGATGGTAGGGCCATCTGGATGACCCAGTTCCCCATATGCACGATTCTTTTTAATGAATTCTTTATTATATCGATTTACCTCGTTTTCCATGATATCCATGGGGTAAACACGACCATTTCTGTTCTTCATGTTTGTTTGGAGAAATACACCTTCGATGAATGTCTCTTTTTTACCATTCTTTTCTTCTGTGACTAACTCTAGTTCATCTGATTGGTGTTCTGATATTAAAAACATATATTCTCCTATTTCTTCATTACCTTATGTTTCATAAGTAATGCTTTATATTTGGCAGAGGCAGCTTTAAATACTGTACCTCTTCTCTCGTATTCTTTTCTTTGACTACTTCCTTCTTTACCCATAGGGACAAAGACTCCAGACCATGTACTATCATATTCTTTTTTTGCAGCCATGATTTGTTTTTGTACATTGTCTGGTAAAGCTCTTGCTTTATCCACATCCAACATACCTTCCTCTAGTCTATCATTAATCAAAGACATGTTTGGTTGATTTCCATTGTCCATCAACTTTGCATTTAATTCTCTGATAGTTTTTTCTAAAGTCATAGTTATCTCTTATATAGTTGCAATCTTTTCTGCAACATCGTTGTAGGTTTGATTACCTTTCAAACCATTTGAAAACCCAAGAGTATCTTCTATCTTAGGTTCACTTAAAACTGAATCCACAAATTCATCAAAATCTTCACCTAGTAAAGAGATTAATTGTTTTGCATTCTTTCTTGCTTCTTTCTCGTTTCTGTAAGTTGCAAGTTCTTGTCCATCTACATAAACCTTAAATTTATTAGACTTCTTAGAAATAACGATAGGTACTTTTTTTCCTTTTGCACCCTTCTCCATGTAGGAATCAATTTCTTCTTCCCCACGAGGTAGTTTAAATTTTTTTACTTCATCTAATGTATGAACTAAGTCCTTAAACTTCTTCATTTGCTGGTTGTTCCTGTTTGTTTAACCAATCCAATTGAACATCCAACCTTTTAGTATCGATTGCATCTCTTTGTTTATCAACCATAGACGCACTAAAAGCATTTGATGCTTCAACATTATCACCTGCTTCAATAGAATTTATCATTTTTTTAATATCATCTTTTGCCATAATTTATTTCCTCGTTACATGTCAAAGGAGTCCTCTCCTTCCCCATCTTCGTTTTCTTTTTCTTTGTCGATTTGTCCATCAATCATTTCTATCTCTTCTTCGGATTGTCTAAGAACATTCTTTCTAATCCATTGTTGAGAATAGTATTTACCAACAAACTCATCCAACTCCCTTAATGAAGTTGCTCTTTCTCTTAAGATTTCTGCATCCTTCATCTCTACAAAATGAGAGTCTTTTTGGAAATCGAATCTAATATTCTCTTTCTCAAGTTCCCATTCTTCAACTGACACGATACCTTTCAGTGCCAACTGAGTTCGTAATATATCAAGAAACATACTACTAAACTTCATTCTGAGTCTATCTACAAAACGAGAGAATTTAACCTCATCTCTTGATATCTCAGTCGTCCTACCTAAAGAGAAACCACTTTCAGTTTCTAACCTAGAGATAGGTACATTTAAACTTCTGAACAGTTTTCTTTGGAAGTATATAATATCTTCTATTTCACCTAGGTTCTGACCGCCAGGTAAGGTGGTAATCTCTGTTCCTCTTCCACCTTCTCTTCTTGGTAACCAGAAATCTTCCAACATACTCATATGTTTTCTATCATCTCTGACTTCACCTGTATCTGCATTGTAGACTAGTTTATTCTTATATCTAGTCATAGTATCTGCAAGATACTGTTCTGCTTTTGCCTTCGGAAGGTTACCTACATCAATGTAGAATATTCTTCTTTCTGGAGCTCTTGAAATCCTATAGATAACAAGTGCATCTTCCATCATTCTTAATTGGTTAGCTGCTTTCAATCCTTTGTGCATATAACCGATGATGTTTCGTCTGTTTGCATCCATCATTCCAGATGTAGTATAAACTATTGCATCTGGTGATATCTGCAAGGTCTGACCACCTTGACCAAGTGTAGTATTCTTTTCAAACCCACCTTGGTTGTAAGTATAGTATTCTCTTACTTTATCGATTACTTCTATACCTGCTTTGTTCTTCTTTTTTTCGACTTCCCTAATCTTTTTAATTTGAATAGGGTCAATCATTCGTAGACCTACAACACCCTTTTTAGGTTTTTGTGGGTCAACTAATAAATGGAAGTACATCCTTCCATCTACATACCACTTTCTAAATATATCAGAAGAGGTCTGGTTGAATCTCAAAAGTCTTAAAACCTCTGAGAATTCATCCCTAACCTTGGATTTAATTGAATCTGAAAGCCTAGTTGCATCCATGTTGATACCAACCTGTGCATCTAAGTCATTCGAGGATATTGCTTCTTGGACGATATCGTCAATTGCCATGTCCACTTCT